GCTCTCTGGTGAAGTTTCATCACTCCGTCTTGAAGATTAAATCCACCACTAATAAAGTGAACATTATCACTACCGTCTTTTCTTACCTTGCCTATGGGTATTTGGGTTTTGTCAGGCGATGATGTTCTGCCATAGGGATTGGTTGTTGAAAGAACTATCTGGGGAGTGCCACCATTGTAATCTAGGCAGACAAAATAGGTTGTATCAGCAGTTGTTATGGGTTGGTTATCTTGTTCCCCTAGGGTTACATAAACCAATGAACCAGTAGAACTATTCGTTGACCGTAAATAGGCTGTCAATGCTGCCACCTTAAAAGTTCCGGCATTAGTTCCTTCACTAATCTCTCCGCCAGTCATTATTCCAGGACTATCAGCATAGGTTGTTTCCTTGCCCGCTTCTTGTAAGACAGCCTCTACATCCGTGCCGACAAAGTAAGAACCAGCGTCAGCAATGGGTAAATCAACAGCACTAACTTGATTTGCTCCTGTTCCCCAATCAATGTGGGTGTCTTTGATAACATCAGCAGCATCTTGTAAGAAACCCGTATGCCCAGCGGAAGCATAATCAAGATTACTAAGAAGCGAATGGTCAGAAACACCACCAGCATTATCATCAACATATTTTTTGGTGGCAGCGTGTAAGTCGGCGGTAGGAGCACCAGAAAGAGTCAGCAAGCCCGTCATAGTCCCGCCAGAGAGCTTAAGATAGCGGGTGTCTAAATCCTTCGTGTGAGAGTGTAGTAAGGGCTTTCCTAATAGTTTGTCGAATGTTACAGCCATATCATGAATAACTAAGAGTTGTTAAGTCAGTGGCGGTATTATTAAAGTCGGCATCGCCATCGGCCCAAGTAATCACTGTCCCAGTTGTTTCATCTATCTTCTTACATTGCCACTTAGCATCCCCCTGAGCCGTTCCGGGGGCAGCTATTCCAACATAAGTAACATCTCCTACCACGGTTATCTTAACCGCTAGAGCATCGGCCGCCATTCTCTGAAGTGATTTCCCATCATAACCCAATCCCTCCGTAACCAGCACCTTAAAAGTCGTGTCTTGGCTCTTGTTCAAGATATTCTGCTCTGTCTGTGTAATTTGGTCTTTCTTATCGGTGGCCATATTTATAATTATTATAATCAATATTCATTGTCTTATTCAAGAACTCGGCATAGGCGGCCATCTTCTCTATCCTCATTGTCGTTCTCTCCGTCTTATCTGCCCCACACATCTTCTCTATCTTTTTTAACGCTCTCTTGACTGCCTCGACCGAATTATCTATCTTGCCATACTTAATCTGATTGGCTAAATAACCGTCTATCGTTTTTATCTCTCCCTCAAATCCGCCCATCTTATCTTGCCAGCTATCGCCTAACTTAAAGTGGTCAACAAGATAGGGACGGCCATTGACTTTCTCATAATCAAGAAAGGGGGGTTCAACAGTTGTCTTGCCGTCGGTCTTGGGATTAGCAGGGCTAGTCGTTTTCTCTCTCGGTCTCGCGTCTGACACTGATGGTTGTTCTCTAAATACTGTCTCAGCCATTGCGGTATTTGCTATATTTATCAACGTCGTAATGAATCTCCTTTATCCTGTCTTTGTCTCCCCTGCGGTGAGCCTTAATCAGCTCCTGCCTCATCGACCGTATCTCTTTTGATTCATTAAGAATCTTATGGGCGGTCTTTTCTATTCTCCTCCGTCCATCTCTGTCGGCGTATTTGTATTCTTTGCTAAGACGGTCTAAATCATCTCGTCTTGTTGTTCTATCTCTCATATCAGTTTATTAATGGCGATGTGGTGCTTCGACGGTTTATTTGTTTCCCCGTCAATTTCCACTCAAGCTGTCGCCACAGCATTTTAGGGTTAATTCCCTATGCTATCAGGAAGCAGCACACTTCGCTACTAAAGCCCATTCGGAATTTAATAGTTTAGCCGCATAAGAGCCTGCCCAAGAAATCTTGGTAAGTCTTGCCGCTGGGTTCCCGCTGTCAATTTGGTTCGCTAAGACATAGAGTTTGGGTTTATCGCCCTCCAAGTCAAAGGCTCCAAAGGCATCTTGGCCGTGAATGTATGAGTAATACATTACAACGTCGCAAGCTGCGCTTGCTGGGTCTCCAGTCGCTGACGCAACATCCTTATTCAAAAGCCAGCGAACTTGATACAGTTCACCCATTTCGCCTTTGTAAAGGTCCTTAACATCAGAATAAGACTTGGCCGTAATCCAGGTGCTATCCCCAATCAAGTCATACTTGTTTTGAGGCGTAGTCTTACCCAGGAAGAAGCCATCGGGATAAGGTCGTGCCTTATTGATTTCCAATGTCTTCGTAAAGCCACGAATTGCGCTTGCGTCCAACTTATCGGTCGAAGCAATAGTGCTTGATGTCGCACTGTTCGGATAAGCCTGGGTCGCATTAGCAAGTTCGTTTCTTACTAAACGGTTAAGAGTCTCACCCATGTTCTGTCCGACTAAAGCCACTTTCTCCGCCATATTCTTGTCAATAGAAACTAAAGACAAAAGTTTGGAGGTGTTAACAGTCAAACCATACTCAGAAAGAGTAACGGCCACTGTGCAAGCAGTAATCGCACAAATTGTTGGGTTCGAAGATTCAGTCAATGGGTCGGTGATTATCGTCAACGGTGTATACCGTGTGAAGTTAATCGTTCGGCCTGAATTGTCCGAATGACTTCTCTTTTGCGCTCCTTCTTTCAAAACTAATTCATACTCTGCCCTCGCAAGAAAGACTTTCTCATAGTAAGTCATCACTTCCTGACTTAGGGTAGTTGTGATATTATTTTGTGCCATATTTATTCACTCTCCTTTTCCAGCTAGTCGCTGATCTGCTAAGTTCGTGCTGAATGTTCTATTGAACCATTCCGAGCTTCTTCTCCATCTCTTTTATAGACAGCTCCTCGAATTTCTTCTCGCCTGACGCCACACTAGTTGGTCTAGTTGCGGTCTCCGATACTTGCTTAGCGATGTTCTCGGTAACCTTGCCAACTTGCTTAGTTACCGCCCTGTTATAGGGCTTCATCAGTTTGGCGACAAACTTGCTTACTGACGCTTTATACGGATCGGCTCTTACATGTGCCTCTACCGCAGCGGTAACTGAATCAGAAAGTTCTCGATCGTACTCCTTGCTCTTAGGGTCAAGCTGAGGGTATTCTTTAATCGCGTCATTGGCTTCGTTATTGATTCGGTTGACAGCGTTCTGTTGTTTTATCCTGATCTGAACAAGACTGTCTGCTGCTCGCATAACATCTTGCTTATATTGATCCGGACTAACTTCAGACCCTGGTTCAACCTGTGGCTGATATTGTGTCCTCTCGGTTTCACCCGAGGAACTTGTCAGCTCCTCAATCTTTTCTGCTAACGACTTCGATTTAAGCTCTGCCTCTTTCGCTCTTGCCTCGGCCTCTTTGGCTTTGGTGTTGAGTTCTTGAACTCTTTGGCTGTAGCCTTTCTTCGAACTTTCTTCTGTTTCGGTTGTTTCCTCTTTCGTTTCTACCTCCCCCGTCGGTTTGGTTTCCGCGACCGATTCTTCAACTTCCTCAGTGGTTTCTTGTTTTGTCACCGGCGTAGTGTCAAGGGCTTTATCCTCGCCCATTTCGTTTAACGCCTTTGTTTGATTTACATCATTGTTTTGATGAGTCATTTCCTACTCACCTCCTTTTACACACCTGTTTGGTAATGTGAGAATACCCGGGCTGTAAAACGCCCATAGAGGGGTTTGTGGTTAAAACCCCTGTATGGATTTTCTACTCTTTAATATCGGCTGGCCTTCTTTGTCTAAGCCTGTCATTATCATATCCGGTCCGATGTAAACCGCGTGTTGTAAATCACAGCTTTTACACACTAAATAAAATCCTTGCTGTCTCCACTTGTGATTCCCCTTCGGAATGAAGACAAAGCTTGGCTTATTAAAGTCTAAGACTTCCTCATTATTTTCCTGATTTTCCTTTTGGTTCTGCTTCACATATTTCTTTGGCATCGGCAACCTTATCTTTTATTCGTTTAATTACTCCTTTGGCTAAATTGACAACCACGGTATTTCTCCCGATTTCCTCAAACGTTGCCCCGTCAGCTATTGCTAGACCGCTAACATTGTCAAGATCTTCAACGAGACGGTCAATGTATTCGCTTAATATTTTCCACCCCATTGTTTCTGATAGAGCCATCAACGCTCTTTCCTCTTCGGTCGTGCCTTTCTTCTTGGCCTCCTCGTCTTTAATGACATTCGGTAAAGATGAAAAATAATTGTCTGGTCTAACCGCTTGGTTATCTCTAGGCATTCGGTATCCCTCCTGTTTGCTCGGGCTGAGGCGGCACTTGGTTCATGTTCATATTTGCCCCACCGGCCGGCTGTTGCATTTGTTCCACTGCCATCGCTAGTCTCTCGGCGTCAGCTTGTAAGACAGCACTAGCCTTTTCCTCCTCTGTCTTTTCCTCTAAAATCTTATCCCAATCTTGAACGCCGGAATTGGATATTACTCTCTTGAACAACTCGCCCATCTTTATTGTGTATCCCTCTTGGTCAATCATCTGTATCAGCTCCGGACTCTTTAACAGAAGCTGTAGAAGCATTACCATATTCTGTTGTTGCGATTGTTGGTCAACAGCGTAGGTTGAGCCGGGGATTATCTCGTAGTCATAAAGCACTGAGCCGGTCTTCTTCTTGTCAATGGTTATCTTGCCTGTTTCTTCGTCATAGTTCTCCTTTAAGTCGGGGTTGGTCCTGCTTAGTTTTTCAAAGTCATCACCAAATAAGCGGAATGTAATCGGCCCCATTTGCTTTTTAGAAACAAGATTGACCATTTTGGTCATTACTGTCTTCAAAAATTGGTCCATGTAGAAGCGGTCGGCGTTATCTCTTGTGTTTTCTCTCCTTCCCTGCATCTTCAAAGCCTCCGGCGTCTTGCCAAAGCCGGCTTCTGTCTGAGCCGTGACGGTTGTATCACTTGTGCCAAACATATTCAGGAGAGCGGCATTAGCGACCTGGTAGGTGTTGTTGAAGGTAGCAATACCCTTGGGACTGAGGTTAACCGCTTGGGCAACGTTATTAACTTGCCCTCTTGCTAACCACTTCTCGGCCGCTCCATACTTGAAAGAACTGGCGGCAGCAACATTGTCTTTGTTAATAATGACGGGAGGGAAGATAGACATTTTAATAGCGTCAAAGTAAAGATTCCAGACAGAGTTAATCGCCATTTGCATTGACTTGCCTCTTTCAAAGTCTCCCATACCCATAAAGTCATCAAGCAAAGGAATAGAGTATTTACAAGCGACTGGTAATTCTCCGTTCTCGTGCGGGTTCTTGATATCCCGATACTCCATATCAGCATCAACGCAGAAATCAACCCAACGGTCTTTCTCATACTGCGTCAACACCTCGTAAAACCCTGCTTCCTTGGCCGCAGCCGCTGAGGGGTATTGCTCCCTTTCTCTCTCCGACTTGCTGGTGCTTTCCGAGCGGTTTTGTTTAGAGCCGGCAATATCTTTAAGTTTGGTAACAATCTTGCCAACATTCTTGAAGCCCTTTTGCTTAGATAAGCCTTCAAAGTAAGAGAGTGGTTTCCAGGTGCGGACGATAATATAGTCGCTGTCTTCGATTGATACTGCCCCGACCTGAGGGAAAACATCACGAATGTTCAAGAGCCACATATCGGGGCCAACATAGCCGTTCTTCTTAATATCCCAATCAATCAAAGCAAAGAAGTTACCGTAGAGGTTGGAATAAATATCAACCATTCGAAGTTTAGTCAGAAAATCAAACTGAGCATTGGCATGGGGAATAACATATTTATCGAGAACGAGGTTCATCATCATGCTAGTCGCTTGATCGTTAGATGATATTGCCCGCACCTTGCCAGTCGGCAGTTGGGACATCACCCGATAGCCTCTCTCGAGCGTCATTGTCGTCAACTTGGGGTCAAAGACTCTCGACTTAGTTTGGGTAGCCACAGAAGAAGTCAGCTGATTGTGAAAAAGCCTTTCAGCGTCATCCCAAAGGTCTCGCTTGTTCCTCAGATAGTTTTCAGCCGCCCCCTTGCGGGTTAGTATTTGGTCTCGGAGTTTGGTCATTTTAATCTTTCAATTTTGTAATACTTTCTGCTTTTCTTTGTTGACCCTGTGACGAAAAGACACTCATCATGTATATTCAACCCCCTTAATATTCCGAGCACATCCTCTCCCTCCGACATTAACCCTTGCTTTTTCTTTTTCATAATATAATTCACTTTCTCTTAGTCAATAAAAAAGACGCCCCAAGAGGGACGCCTTACTCTGTATCACAACAGTATCGGTCTTGCCTATAATAATACTACACTTGTTTACCGGATGTCAACTCTACATCTTATACCTAATCCGTTTGTTCTTAACAACATTCAGGGTTTCGATATGAGCCTTACTGTCTTTGAGGATAACATTAAAGGTTATTTGACCATATTGTGTTTGTCTCACTTCATTTTCGAGGATAATGTGTAGAGGCAGATTGTTTGACAACAATCGCCTCAACTCCAAGATATTTTCGCTTGACATCAACATATTCCATTAGGCTATAATCTACTATATTACCACCGTTAATGCGTAAAGTAAAAGTGAACAAGCCGTTCTTCTTCGTTTTTATATCCCGCTCGATGTCTAAGTGGGCCGGTATATTATGCTTTCGAATGTCTAGCTCGTATTTCATTTTAGTAAAACCCATCTGTGCCGAACTTCTTAGTGTCATCAGGAAATTCCTCGTCTTCGTTCACTAGCGGCACTCGTTCCGACTGTTGTAACTGCCACGCTATTGCTAAGGCCATCACTAAATCATCGTGTGCCCCCTTCTCTGCTTGTGCCTTCCAAGCCGTTGAGGTCTCGACAACGATAAAAGAGAACAGTTCATCAACTGTCCGCTTGTCATACAGCTTAACCAGCCTCTTGTCAATCGCCTCTTTAAGGTCTGACAACATCTTCGGCCGAGTGGCGGAGTTAGTATCCCAGCCAATCTTCCTCTTTTCGGGGTTGTCAATCGCCCCATAGGTCATCATATTGAATACCCTAAACTTGTTTAAGCGGTTAAGGGAAGCCAACCTCTCCAGCTCAAACACACCACCATTGTTGCGTTCATAAGCCACTGTCGGAGGAACACCGGTAATGTCATATATCCTCTCCAGCTCGCCAAAGACAATCGGTGTCATCTCGGTCGCCAGTGACTTCGAGTGGTAGACAATCGGGACATCTAACTTTGTCTTGCTTAAGAATTGAGCGGCACAATAGTCTGTCCCACCGGCGGCGGTATCGACACCGACAACAATAAATTCACCTGGTTCTATCTTCCTATATCGTCTTAACATTTTTAGTTTCTTGAAAGTAAAGGGCTAATGCCTCAGTGTCAAAGTAACACTCACCACTAGCCAAAAAGGCCTCTTCGGCTGTTTCCGGATATTCTTGCTTATACAAGCGTTTCAACTCTTGTTGCTTCCTGTTAAGAAATTCCGGAGAGTAAAAGTCAGAGGCGGCAAAGAATAAGGGCTTAAAGGGTCTCTCTCCCATTTCGCACTCGACCCACAGTGTCTTTAAAAAGTTAAACCCGTTGGCGGTGGTCTCGATGATAACCTTTCCCCCTGGCACAACCGCTTGTAATGCTCCCGCAAACAGTTTCTCGGGGTCTTGATAATAAGCTAGTTCGGACAAGTGGAGATTGGTTATCGTCTTGCTTCGACCAAAGTTAACGTTGGTCGAAGTGCCAATAGTGTAGCGAGTGTTTAAGACGCTGTTGTAAAGCTCATATTTTGAATTGTATTTTAACGGCACTTTTACTTTGTTGCGTTCCTCATACGACTTGATAAAAAACTTCACTCGACCGAGTAACTCTTGAGCGTTATCAGCAATATCGGCCACTACGACCGAGCGGGAATTGCGCTTGAGCAGAAAATCAGCAGCAAAAATAGCAAGAATAATAGAAGAAAAGCCTTGTTGCCTTGCCTTGAGAATTAAATCTTGCCCCGAACCCTCAAGCAAATATTTATTCTGAATTTTATTAAGGATAAAATCTACTTCAATGCCTTTCTTGTTGACGATACGCAAGTTATCCTCGATAAAACGCTTGTAGCCTGGTTTATATGCCATAGTCTTTTTGCTGTTTCTCTACCTTGCTGCCGTAGACGTTGAATTGCTGTAAAACTTGCGGTTGAACGCTTATACCAAGCCACTTAGCGGCAATTTCTGCCGCCTTTAACCTTGTTGGGTGATCCGGCACTTCAATAAAATCCTTTGTCATCGAATTGGCCTGCTTCATCCCATCACCTTTTTTATTAACCACCATTGCCGAAATCACCTTATTGGCATCTGTCCCATCATTTACCACATCAATTATCCTCCCAAGGGTTAAGCCTTTCATTTCCATCATTGGTCGAACTACATCCTTAAGAGATGCAAGGGTTTCAGAAGCGAGAGCAGAAGCAGAGGCAACATTCTTACAGTTATAGACTTTCATCGCGCTCCTCGTCCCATTTCCTGTCTTAAAATATTCCTTTAAGAACATCTTTTGCTTCGTAGTTAGTGCTTTGCCCTTACCCTTTGTCATACTCTTATTTTATCACCTTCCCAACCTCAAGAGCCTTCTTACCCGTGCCATCACAGTTAAAATTTCTTCGTCGGTTGTCTGACTAAAGGTATATTTTCTCCCTCTATAATCACAAGATGTCGGGCTAAGCATTCGCGTTTCTGATTGTCCCAAAACAAGGTCTCGTAAGTCTTTATTTATTCTCATTGCTTTTATTTTATCACTTTCCCTCTCCCCTCCTCTCCCCTGCTTCGTGTTTTGTGCGGTGGGGGAGTGGTTTGTTCGGCTATTGTTTGGTTATTTACCGTGCCCTTCTTCCACGACCTGTTCCCCTTTTAGGGAGCTTCGTTGTGCCAAATAATCTTTTATGACGCGCTCTGCGTTGCGCTGTTGTTCGGGGTCGACCCGCTCTTCTTCTTGTTGCCATTATTTATCACCTTCTTTTTTAAGTTTTTTCAAACACTCTTCCCCAATATAAAACTTCGGCTCATTCTTGCAATACTTTTTTCCACACGCCTGACAGAACCAGCACTCTCTTTCCCGCTTCTTTGCTATTCTAACCCTTCTTTGTAAAGCCTCTGTTCCCAGATTTTCTTTTTAGTCATAATATTTTTATTAACAATTCTCTTAAATCAAGGGCGGGTAGGGTTTGACACATGACATAACGAAAACCAAGGCCTATATTAAGATATCCCACTTATCATGAAACTTTTCATATTTGCTTCTACTAGCATTAACTGTCGGAAATAAACTAATTGTAAATTTTCCTTCAACTTCAGAAATAGGAAATAGATACCATGTTTTAAGCAAAGATACATAAAAAGCTACTAAATCTATCATTTCGCTTGTATATCCTCTTTTTCCTTTAACACTACCATGCGTTAACATACATTTAACCTTTTTTCCCCTACTAGAAGTGTCTATTCTTGAAGCTGACTTTACTTGAACTCTAAAAAGCCGACTTCCATTATCTACTATAAAATCATATGGAGCTGGCTTTATTGGAATTGCTACATTTAAACCTAACTCTAAACATTTCGCCAGAAAATAACCTTCACCTACAGCCCCTTTATGTATATTATCTTGTTGCATGGTTTCATTATAAACCCTGCTATTCG